CAATCGAGTGGTTTTCAGGCATAGTCTTGAGTGTCTGCTCTTTCCCATCCTTACCTCTTGTGTATTGATTGATCTCGAGATCATCCATCATAAAAGGTCTAAATACCTCTGCTCCAAATTGCAACCCCGCTCTTTCCTCAAAGTTTGCAATAGCGTAAATAATTGATTTCTCTCTTTTCATCAATTGAGTCCTTTTTGACCAAATTGATGGAATAAATGCTTGTACGTCGTTAGTTCCTGCCATTTTATAATAGTATTAAGAATAAAATTATGCAATCCCTACCATTTCGTCGAGTTCCTTAACGCTTTTTGCCTTAAGGATATTCTCAACTGTTGGAGCCTTAGAAGTTGGGGTAGTCCCTTGCATAGAAGTAGAACCAGCATCTTTTTTATTAAAATATGCTGGATCAACCAACTTCTCAGGTGCTTTTTGAGCTAATACAAGCTTCATCGCATCCTCTCTATCAAGACCTTTAGTCTTAACGAGATTCTCAATATCATTCTTGTATTCACTTGCTCCTTGATGTTGATTGTAGAACTCTACTTTTGAGTAGATTCTTTCCTCGACATCTTCTTCAGAAAACTCTGACTTAGATTCAGGTTTATCCTGTTTTTTTAAGGACTTATATCTTCACTCATATTTATCAGCACGAGCTTTTTCTTTTTCAGCTTGTGCTTTATACTGCTCAGATAAAGCCTTGTAATCAGGCTCATCCTGACCTTCATCTTCATTCTCCACTCCTTCTTGATCTAGTTCTTGACCAAGCAATTCTTCTTCCTTCATTGGTAGTAATTGGTTAAGTGATAAAAGCGTAAACCACACGCAAAAGCAGTTCCTAAGCTAAACTGCCAAAGGGCAAGAATGGACTTACATTGTGAGCTACACAAATGCCAGATCGTTCTAATAGTAGCTTTCAAACTCTTTTTCGATCTCCTCGTTTTTTTTAGCAACGACGAGTTCGCCATTGAGATTAGCACTGATTTCTTCAGGCTTTTTTATGATAAAGTTCATGAGCTTAATAACTTCTTTGAGCGCTTCATCATTACCCTCTGAGTTAAGAAGCTCATTGAGTTTCTTTACCCTATATTCCTTAATTGCTCAGATAAAGACTCTTCGAGACTCAGTATTAGTCATCACATTCCAGTCTCAGAGCTTTTTGAGTGCAGATTTCTTATTCATCTTTATTTAGCAGGTAAAACATCTTCTCTTGTCTGGAGTCCTTGACTCATTCATTGTATTCCTTGAGCGAGTGCGATATTGCTTGCACTATTTGCTATTGCTCCGTATTGCTCAGTAGTTTGCATAGCCCCTGATTGTATTAGTATTTGCGATAATGCTCCAAGTACTGCTTCTTTCATCTCTCCACTTTTTGCATTCTGCATATAGATCCAAAGGGTTTGATAATCTACGCTAGGATCAGCAAAGATTGACTCAGGCATAATATCAGCGTTTACCATCTCTACATAAGCCTTACATTTCCTTTCTGTGGCATCTAAGGGAATAAAAGCATAAATCTGATTTGGTTTCATCTTATTGAGCTTTAGCCAGTGCCTCATCATCATCTTTTTACTTGCCTCAGAGATCATAGGATTCTGAAGCATTGGCAACACTTGTACGGTGAAGAATTGAGCTTGTTGATCATCAATGGAATCAAGCTCTGACCTTGTTCCAATCATAATATGAGGATCGAGACCTGTTAAGAATTCATCTTTTTTGATCGTCTCTCCTGCATATTCAAAATTGTTATTCAGTGCTATAAACTTATCATCTGATTGTGCGAAGTATTGCAAATAGCACCTCCACCAAAGAAACCAAAAGTCTTTTTCTCCTCGTGAAGCTACAGTATTTTTGAGAAGTGATCTAATATTATTGTTTGCTTGAGCTTGCTGAGCTTCAGCTTTCGTCATGCTCTTATCAGGGATAATTCCTCTCTGGAGCTCATCTTGAGCGGTTGCGCTTTTAGCCTCATTGTCAATAAAGTTCAGCATTGACCATACATCAGATTTGATCTGACTCTGAGGTAGCTCAAACATCGCATTGCTCAGATTCTCATTTTCTGTGTCTTGTGTTGTGAAGATATAGCTTTCATAAGGAGAAGAATTCAGAACAGCTTCTTTATTTGTTATTAGCCTACTGTTCACGATAAACTTTCCTCCTCTTGCTTCTTTCTGCGCCTTAATTATTGAGAGATTTGCAAGGATTGATTTTCCGTTTTGCTTATCTTCGAGCAAATCACAGAAGCTCTCACCGAATGCATCACCCCTACGAGGCTTAAAGTACGTCAAGGTGATTGGTCGAGGTATCATCCTTTCATTCTTCTTCTCTTCCTTAGTCACAGCTTGAAGTTCTACATATCTGAGCAAAGTCTTGCGTTCTGCATCCCGAACGGTGAAGACTTTCTTCCCCTCATAAATTGTGAAGTGATAATACAGTCCAAGACTGAAATTCCCTGTTAGTGTATCTACACTCACTTGATTATAGTTCCACGCTGAGTTCCTTGCCCTTGCAGAGTCTCTTTGCTCTTTTGTGTAGTTTGCTATAAGATTATTAAGGTCTGACTTCTTATAGAGAGAGCTTCCATCAGCCTTTTTTGCTCCGATCATATCTCGGATACTTGTCTGCATACTAAATCCATGAAATCTATAGTTCTGTCCGTTAAATTTTCCTGTCTGTGAAGGTAGCGGGTCAGGGATCCAGGTCATTGGGTCAATCACCGTAAAGATAGGATGCTTTTTTGTATCTTCCCATCATTCGTTGAATCTGATAGAGACTCCGTAAAAGTGTCTATCTCGCTCTGATTGATACTTAATCTGCTGATAGTGAGCCTCTTGAGAATCAAATTCAGCTACATACTGGAGCTTGTCAGCCTGTTCTTGGTGGAGGAATCCATCACGAGACACAAATCTGACACTAAGAGCATCAGAATAAGAAACTGATACCGCCACATCTATCGCCTCAGAAATCATGTTGATATTCAGGATTTTCTTTTTTTTCTTCCTCTGAGGATTCCAATTCTCAATCCTCTCTGCATATTGGTCTCTCTTTGGCTTCACATAACTTGCCCCCATCTCATATTCTCTAATTACTTGAAGCCTGAGCCCCTCAGTTCGCATTCTTTCTTCAGCATTCTTTTTTTCTGCAAGCTTCTCTCGATTTTTTATCATAACAAAAAGAGGAAATATAAATTTCCCCCCTTATACTCAGTTTGCCTTTTAATGCAGAAAAATAGATTGAGTTTTATTAGTTGTTGTGCTATATTTCTCTGATTTATGATTTTTTGTTGTTATTTTTAATAGAGTTCGGAGTCTCTATTTACATTACAAACTCCTGCATATCTATCAGCTTGATTTTCGTGTCTTTCAGCGAGTTTTCTTTCCATTTTTCAGAAATACATATAAGCTTGAGCAATATTATCAATAATATCATCATGATTCCCATTCGGAAATTGAAGAAATTGTTCTTCCATTTTGAGCATAAATTCAGTGTTCCCATCTCCTCTCATAAAGAAGCCTCAAGCAGTCATTGGCGGTTCACATTCTTGCTTAATTCTGTCTTCTTTTTTCCCCCTCGCTTCTGTGGTATAGAAGGGAATTTTTATATCGTGGAAGATAAGTTCTTTTTTGAGGTCTTGAATAAATTTTGTCTGTTCTCTATTTATTTTAGCACTCTCACAATGAATAAAACTGACTTTGTAGCCTGTAGCTCTTGCTCTGTTAATCATACTAATTATCGCCGAAAAAGTAGCACTCGGAGCAGAAGTATCAGCATAAGTATCTAATTGATAGAGGTTCTTTGTGATCTTATGTTTTCCATAAAGACAAACTGTCGCATCATCAGACTTTTTACTGCTAGAGAAAGCAGGATCAATAATAATTCAACAGGTAAGATCAGATTTTTTCAAAATCCCATCAGCTCTCTCAAAATCGGAAAGTTTGAAATACTGAAACATCTCTCTCTTAAAGATTCCATTTTGAGCATTGATAGGATCTTGCTGATAGAGTGCATATCGGTTCTCTTTCAGCATTTTTTGTTGCATAGCCGAAAAGTATCCTTTATCTCGCTTCCCAGGTCGGATAATCTCGTTCCCATTGTCATCTATCGCTTGAATGATAACTTTCTCTCGCTTGTCTCCTCAGTGTTTTTCTTCTCTTTCAAGGTATCCTCCGAGATCGTTCGGATTCCATCTGGTCATAATTAGAATAATAGCAGAATCCTGATCTTGCAATCTCGTTAATGCTACAGAGTCGTATCGATCAATTACTTTTGCCTGTATGGTTGCTGAGTTTGCTTGCTCTCTATCTTTCACTGGATCATCAATAATAAAGATATTTGCTCCTTTACCTGTGATCGAACCTCAAACACCGACTGAATAATAGCCTCCTCCTTGCGAGGTTTCTCGGTTTCCTCCCTCTCTTTTATCTTTTGCAAACTCAAAATTTGGGAATACATTCTTAAAAAGCTGACTCTCACAAATCCTTTTAGTCTTTCTACCGAAATCATTTGCGAGCTCTGAGGAATACGAGGACACAATAACATTCAAATGAGGGTTCAATCACAAAAACCAACTCGGCAAATACTGAGTTCCGTTGGTAGACTTTCAAAATCTTGGAGGACAAAAGATCATCAGCCTCTTACATTCTCCTCTTGCTACCCTCATCAGTGCATCAGTAATTCTATGATGGACTTTGTCTTCAGAATTCCCTTGATAAGCTATATCCTGAAACTTGGGAAAAATATATTTAATGTAGTGTAAAAAATCTCTCCTTGCGAGTTCTCTTTTTGCGAGTTCTACTTGAGCATCTTTTACCTGCATTTTTAAGAAAATATAATTAAAAACTGGACTATCACCAGGAAATGCACAATCCAAGAGAGTATTTTCTCCCATTTCCCTCGGGATTTCGCCCGATTTTGAGCCTGTTTTTACTAGTTCAAAAGCCTTATTATTCGAAACCCTAGGTTGTTTCGTTAGAGCTTCCTTTTTTTATGAGCAATAAAAGGTCAGCATCACTCATCGTTTCCATGGGATTATTGAGTCATCAACTAGTATCAGTAGCAGATCATCTAAAAAGTGAGTATCTTTTTGCACTTGCTTCGGCAACTTGTGATACTTCAGAAGCCTTCATCTTGGAGATCGTTTTCTTATCTTTGAGCTTGTCCAAAATAATTCACTGAGCGAGGTTTACAATTTCCAAATCTTTATCACAGATACCTAAAATGGCTTCATCTTTAATATTACCAAGTTCGTTCAGCTTAGTTTGAACAGTTGATTTGCTCAGACCTGTATTCTTTGCTATTTCGCTCATCGTAGCATTTGGATTCTTGGCAACAGCAAGAGCGACAGCCTTTCTATTCCTTTGGCTGTCTGCTCTTGGTCTTTTTTTACTTATATCATTTCGAGTTTTTCTATTTTTTTCTGTTGCCATTGAATTTTTTATATAGGATAAACAGTGTTTCCAACCTTTCTTGCCTCTTGAGTCATTACTTGGTTGTCTACCGAATTATCATCGTAATCTTCATTAGCTACGACTTCATCAGATTCTTCATCTTCTTCAGTGTTGAATCTGTCTTCATCTTCTTTGAATCCATCTTCAGATTCTGTATCGCTATCTGAATCATTGTCTGAATCCGATTCATTTGAATTACCATCAGGATTTGTAGTATTCTCTTCTTCTGATTTTTTTGCCTCCGCAATTTTACTTGCGATCCATTCAATATCATTCTTTTTGTTGCTAGGAACTTCCTTACCGAACACCTGGATAAATTCTGACTGAAGTTGTATCAATTCATTTGTTCTTTCTTCCATTTTTTGATTAAGTAATAAATTAAAAGTATTCATTTGGTATGTTCTTGACGACATGTTTATAAAAATCAAATAAGGAATAATCCTTAATATTTTTATTCTCCCCATCTTTCTGGACAAATTCTATGATTTTGCCCACTATGATTTTACTCTTATACTCTTCGCTCTTTTTTTCTGACCACTGAGGAAACTCAGAGACTGGTCTGCCTCTGGGCTTTGCTTTATTCAACTTATCCCAAGTGATCTTATATTTCACGAAATAATATAAAAAAGATAAAATATTATAACGGCTTCTCTAATTCACACTCCTTCATGAGAACTTTCTTTCCATCATCCAGTTCTATCTCAAATCCAAAGGATTCAATCTCTGTATACTGGAGAATACTTTTTACTACTCCTAGTTGCCCAGCATAAAAGTACGGCAATATACCCTGTCCGTCTCTAATCTCTCCATCAGAGATTATTCTCACACGATCTCCGTATTGGAACTTTGGCAATTCAGTAGGGATTCGTTGTTTTTCTTTCTTTGTCATTTTATAACAAATACTAAATTAAAATATGATCAGTTAAATTGATCCTAAAACTATCCAGTCTAATAGCAAAGAATATCTCCATTTGCTTACCAACTTTTCTTCTTGTATGCTTCGCTAGCTCTTAAATCTACTTTTACATAATAACTTTTTATAATTCAGATTTCTTTTTCTATTCTGAATAAGGCTTGAGTAACTTCTTCATCTGAGAGTTATTTAATTTCCTCTAGCACTTTCTCTATAATCTTCTGTGATATGGTACTCTCTCTGATTATTCTCTCAGAGGTTTTTTCTTGTTTGTATCAATAATACATTCTTTCTACTTCGTAATAAAATAAATTATTCTGCCTCCTTCCTCGTGCAGATAAAATCCCCATGCTCGTATTCATCACATACTGATACGTGATAGACCATAGGATGGCACGATGCTATCTTCCCTATGCGATGACAGGTTGTCCCTGTTCTCCTTTCGGTATGAGACTTGAGACACTTATCTTCATCGCATCAAGCGAGGATAATAAAAAGCAATAATGCTAGTAGTAGGTATATTCGTTTCTTCATCTGTAAGTATAAAAAAGATAAAAATTCTGATTTATGATTTTTTGCATCTGATAATTTGAAACTCTAGTTCTCAATTGCACTTGATATCTAACGAATACTCATCTCAATCAAGTAAGAAGTTTGCACAATTGGCTATTAGCCATAGGATTTCTTCTCTCGTTAGAGTTTCCTTGTCGAGAAACTCAGTTCATTTTTTATTAAGCTTTCAAATATGAATTCCTGTGATTCATCTACATATTCAGTATTTTTTCATCTTATTTACTTATTAAAGAGTAAATGTAATCAATACACTCATCTGATTGAGCCTCTACTGGCTCTCTTTTTGTATCCCAAAAAGCTATAATTCTATTAGTATAATAGTCTTGAATTAGATACAATTTACTCTCATCAGAAATCTTCTCTCAGTCCTCAAATCAAAATCAGGGGATTTGTTTATTGACATCAAAAGTCTTTTTTTCAATCCAATCAATAACGTCTCAAATCATAACAGGACGTCATATCACTTCATATCAAAGCTTAATTGATAAGTGCTGATAATCATCAAATTTCTCAAAGTCTCAACGAAACCACCAGACATAAGCTCTTGTTCAGTTATAGTCAAGAATTACTCATCTTTCTCAATATGCTTCTATGATACATCATTCATCGATATCGGTGTTTGCCATCTCTTTATAGATGGCGTTCAATTTTTCTTCTCTTGTCATATTCTAAAAAAATAATAAATAAATCTAATTTTATAGCCCTTTCACTACTCTTACTTCATCTACTAAGGCTTGATAGCGGTCTATCATCTCTTGTAGTTCTCATGTAGCGATTTTCATAATTTGCCTATCATTTATCATCTCGTCCACAAGAATTTCTCAGTACTTACGTTGCATTCGGCGAGTGTATACTATGTAGTTACCATGTAGGATTACATTACACCTCATACAACCTGCATGGCAGTTCTTTTCATCTCGGCGATACTTATAAACTGATCTCTTGATAAAATGCATATTTTGGGCTTTTGTCCAGTGGACTCTAGCCTCACAGAGCGGACATGTTATGTATCAGTCTTTGTCCGCTACTGATAATCTTATATATACAGAAAAAACCTGATCCAGTTTTTGGACGAGTTTACTTCTCGTAGGTCAGGCTGTTTTCTTTTTTTTCTTCATAGAAAAAACTCGCAATAGTAAAATTGCGAGTATTACAGAAATTATTGTTTGTTGCTGGTGTAATTTTAGATATTTTTGAGCTATTTTCAAGCCAAAAAGAGAAAAAAATCTGATTTTTTTGACTTTTTCTTTATCCTCGCTATAATTTTTATCAAGCAACAAACAAATTATGCAATACTTAAAAGCTTTTTTAGTTTTTAAGTATACAAAATGGGAAAAAGGACTATTAGCTCAATTTATCCAGAAAGATTCCTTGAATTCATGTCAGGAGTCAAAAGATGGAAAAACTTACCTATGCAGGAAAACCTCAGGAATGTTCAAAGATTCTTTACTTGGTACGAGCAGGGGAGAGCGCTAGAATATGTTGAAGATATCCAACTGAGAGATATTATGGACTACATGATTTACTTGAGCAAACAGCCAGCTTGACCGACTTCTCGTACCCCTTGAGGGCTCCTAGCTCCATCAACTATCCAACATAATATCAATTCAATCAAGAACTTCTTCAAATTTACAAACTCATATTATGATTGTTGACTAGAAGCTACAAGGATTATCTCTCCAAAAGTTCCTAAGAATAAAGTTAATTTTCTTACCTATGAGGAAATTTTATGGTTAGTTAACCATATACAGACAACTGCAGATAGACAAGACTCTATGATGAGAGATTTGCTTTTGGTTAAAGTCGCTTTTACTACTTGAATGAGAAAAAGCGAGATTGCAAACCTAAAATTTACGGATATTTTGCATGCTCAAAACGAGATCCAAATTATAGGTAAAGGAGATAAAGTAAGGACTGTTTTCTTTACGGATTCTCTTAAGAGAGATATCTTTGAGTATAGAGAAATGAGAAAAAATCCGAGACAATGGTCAAAGAGAGCACCGAGTTCTCCTTGTGATGATCAGGATTATATTTTTATTTGCCATTCTGATCCGTACTACTGAAAACCTCTTTCTAGCCAATCTCTCCATACAACAATCAAGCAATATGAGTCAGCTTTTAAGGAGGTCTTTTTCCATGGATTCTCACTTCATTCATTCAGACACGGCTTTGCTACTGAAGCCATAAAAGCAGGTACTCAACTTGCATATCTTAAGGAGCTTTTGTGACATAGTGATATATCTACAACGATGTGATATATTCATCTTAATAATTCAGAGCTTTACCAAGCACGAAAGAACATACCGAAACTAGAATAAAGAGATTTGAAAAAAATCTCTTGATTTTTTTATAAATAAAAATATAATCTCTACGTTATCAGGATAGAAAATCCTGAAGTGTGATAAAATAATTATAGGTGTGTTTTATGAGTTCATCTTTAATGTTATTATAGATAGACTTATAACAACTTGGTCGCTGGTTCAAGTCCAGCTATGCCCACCACTAAATAACTCTTATGTTCGCTGATGAGCATATTTTTTGTTTTTAGAAAAAAAGTCGTTGGGGACTTTGATGAGATCAGATTTTTTTTTATTTTTGTTTACAGGAAGTGTTTCTGTGGAAATATTTTATTGCTACTATCAACCATCTCTAATGAGAGATACTCTTTAATGCAGACATAAACAAAAAGAGATGCCACAGCATCTCTTTTCTCTTGCGTTTACCTGTTTCTTTAGCTCAGCACTGAAATACATTCAATGTGATGAGTGTGAGGGAACATATCAACCGCTTGAATTTTCTGAAATTTAAAGTCTTCTTCTACTAGGAGTTCTATATCTCTAGCCATCGTGATTGGATTGCATGAGATGTAGAGGAGTTTGAAATCATACTCTTTTTTGAGATCAGAAAGGTATTTAATAACATTTGGATGAAGTCATTCGCGAGGTGGATCGATGACAACGAGTCAGATATTCTGAATTTTTTCTTTTAGTTCTGGGAAGTTGATGAGC